GCAGTACCACGCTTTTGTACCATTGAGCGCTCTTCAGCAGACAATGAACCAAAGCCGTGACGTAGGTATTTAGAGAATGCAGCAGATGCGTTTGCTTTAGGAGCAGCAGCACGAGCTTCGCCTTCCATAGAAGCGATCTCTTTCTTCATCTCAGCATTGCGCTCGATGATTTCAATTTCTTGCTTGAGGCCACGAGCATCTGCTTCGATAGCTTCAAACTTTGTTTTTTCTTCGCCCGTCATAGAGCGACCTTCTGCGTGTGCACCAGCTACAATTGCATCAGCATCTTTGATGAGCTGCGCACGACGTCCTCTTAATTCGATGTTTTTCATCTTAATCGAGTTTTAAAAGTTTGAGTTTATATTCAAAGATTTCAATATCAGACATTTCCTCCGCCTCGGCTTTCACCTCAACTTCAGCACCCTCTGATTCGGGCGTATTATTTCTTGTAACGAGTTCACTTGTCGCATCCGGGTACGCGGGTTGCGCAACGGGAGATACGTCAAGAAGCCTCGACACTTTTTCTATTATTCTATAAGTCTTGCCATCACGCTCTTCCCAGCGGTCACTATCAATCAAGAAGGCGAATGAACTTTGGTTCACATCACCTCGCTTCATCAATTCAACCAAATCATTTGCGTATGAAGTATTCGGTAGGTCAACCTCGTAGTACAATCCACGGGCATCAGTACCAAGGCGTAGGGTTCCGCTGGACACTCTACCAAGAAGCAAGTTTTCATCGTGATTAAAATAAGCGCGTGTGTCATTATCAAGTACATCATCAAAGGCTCCAGTAGCAATCTGCTCGTAGAAGCCTCCCATCCATTCGCTGTCGCTGTTATACACAGCAGCGTACCCTCTAATGGTGTTGCCTTCATACTCAGCGTTCTCCATACGGAACTCACGCTTCTCAATGATGGCCTTGTGGCTACGCACCTCAGCGTCAAACTTCTCTAAAGTCGAGAAGCGATGCACGACATTAAGCGCCGGTTTGCGCTCGATGTAGGCCTCCTCTTCCGAAGAGTAGCGGTATATTCTAATGAGTGCCGCTGGATCATCAGCAGTGCCATTGACTTTAAAGCCGCTATCTGCCTCGATTTCTCCATCTCTTTCGATTTGAATGATAACACCGTAAGCATTTCCGCCACTTGTGTTCCAACGCACAAAATCACCAACGCTCAACTCATTAGGTTCTGCGCGGTCTTCTTCTTTATAGCCAGCCTCTTCCATCTCACCCTTGCCGAATGTGATGACAATTTCCTCATCAGTCTCAACAACTGACTTGATATGGCGCTCGTTTTTATTTTCTTCCATCGTTTCTATAGTTCTTTCTGCCCAGCGCAGCATCTCATCACCGCCCCAAGCTGCATACATAATAGAACCGCAAATCTCCTTGCCGTCCTCATCAGTGAACTTACCTTGGTCGTAAGTCTTCGCTCTACTCAAAAAGCTGTAAGTTCTTACAAGCGTTTCATCGCTGAGGTTTTCTCTACCCGCGATTTGGTTCGCTCTTGCCCATCCAACGGGTGTACCACAATCCGTACCATTCTCCTCGCGGAAGTCTAAAGCACGTTGTGCATTTTCTACTGCTGCTTGTGGGTAGTCATTCCAAGGCATTACTCAGCAGCGTTATCAGTTCCCGCCTCAACCATATTCATAGGTTGCAAGTAAATATCTCCACCATCAATTGGGTCAAGGCTCTCGTGTTTGCGTATATCATTAACGCTCAACCAGCCCCATTGACGGGCAGTGGCATACGAGGAGTATCTGCTTGAGATATCACCTCTAAGAAGCCCGTCCATATTCATACGGATAAAGTAATCCTCTTGGCCAGGGAAGAGCTTGCGGTTGAATTCCGCTTCCCAACGCTTAACCCAAGGCAGTATCGTGTTTCTTTGGAACTGAATTCCTTGCTCCTCGATGTTAGCTCGAGTGCTTGAGTTCTCTAATGATCCAAGATAAGCCAATGGGATACGGAAGAACCTTGCGATATCTTCAACACCAAACTTGCGCGTTTCTAAGAACTGCGATTCTTGTGGTGAGATGCTGACCTTTTGCAAGTTCATTCCCTCCTCTAAAATTGCTGTCTTATGCGCGTTATCAAGTCCGCTGTACCTACGTTGCCAAGAAGCCATTAAACGCTTGTAGGCTTCATCTGAGAGGCGGCCAGGATGCGTGAGCACCGCACTTACGTTTGCGCCATTACCAAAGAATGAACCACCGAACTGGTCAGCAGCCAAACCAAGGCCAATGCTTTCTCTTGCTGCCTCTATTACACTCTTGCCAATGATACCGTCAAAGGATAACCCTAATATGTGTATCATCTCCGTATCATCAAAGGTTTCTTTACCTTGGTCGATGTTGTAGAACTTCTCATCCTTGTAGACCTTAACCTCAACGCGGTCAGGGTGTACTGGAATCAATTTAACTGCTTGTCCCGCTTCGTTTCTGCGGATCGCTATAAAAGCATTCCCGTGCAAACAAAGGTGCGCTTGACAAACTTCTCTAAAGTTAAAGTCCGTCATCATCGCATTCGGGTGATGTATTAGCTTGTTGATAGGGTGTGCTGATGCGCTGCGGGTGCTATCGCCAGCATCTTGCTTCACCTCCCACGGAAGCGATGCAATAGTCTCTGATATAACACGAACGGCACCAAATACAGCAGATAGGCGCATAGCGCTATCCTCAGTGATTGCAATACCCGTTTTTGAGGCCGCGCCGTCAAACATCCAAGAAGCGGGATTCGCTAATGATGTTGAAGGGTTATTAGGCGAAGAGCGGAACGCTCCAATGATTCGCCCAAATAAATTTTGATTCTCGGCCATAAAGTAGTGTGTACTTTGTAATTACATCACCAAATATAGGTATCGTAAAATGAGAATAAAAAAACCCCCTCAAATCAATGAGGAGGTTTGCACCGCCAAGAACCTAATAGAAATTAATAAACCAAAACCAATACTAAAACGGATGCGGTGAGTGAGCAAAGCTATCTATTTCAATCCTATTACGCAAGGCGCGAACGGTAAATCTCATTCGCACATTCTCACGCACGATATCTTGTAGAACTGCAACACCGTTTCTGATGCTGATGATCTTGTACTGCCACCCAAATCTTTTCGAGAGCAAGTAATCGCCAATAGCTAAATTCATTTCTTTCATAATCAAGAGTTTTGTTGTTGTCCTCTAAATATACAAAAAAATAAATACGAAACAAATGCCCCAGCGTTTGTCAAAGATGCAAGTATCTATTTACCTACGGAGGAGGCTATGCCTCCGTAGGGAAATAAATACAAAGACAAATACCTTTATTTTTTTATTTTTTTCCCTATATATAGGAGGAACAAAAAGAAAATTAACAGGTAAATGTTAATAACGCTCTTTTTGTATCGTATAGCTTTTACCCTCAAAAACGAGTTCAACGGAGTAGTTATTCCCTCCCTCGTGTCTTAAAAAAGGAGATAATCCTGGAACATCGAAGAGCAGCAACCCAACTTTTTTAGCTTCATCTATGGTCATAAGAATCGTATTTCTTGACTTTCATAAGTGCTGACTTTCGATACATCAGAGTTCTCAACGGTCATCTTTTCACCCAGCGCCATTATCATTGCAACAACGCCATCTATTTTATCCCCGGCTTTTGCTTTAGAGAATTTCACGTTCTCAGCATCATCTTTCTTCACCACAACATTACCTACCATCCAACGAAGCATAGAGTGACCACCGTGATGCAATGCTGCCTTCTTAATCAATACCTCTGCATTCTTGATGGGGCCACTCATAGATACAAAGCCTTGGCCGAACGGGTCCATATCAATACCCTCATCTACGAGCTGCTGTACTAAAGAGTTGGAGTTCCACCTATCAAAAGCGATGCTCTGCACATCAAATACATCAGCGGCCTCCAGCATCTTCTGCTTGATAACGCCGTAGTCCGTAGAGTTCCCATCGGTAACAATAAGCTCACCTTTAGACACAAAGCTGTCGTACGATCCACCCGTTTGCACCCTTCTGCGCTCCACGGCGGCCTCACTTACAAATAGGTAAGGCAACACCTTGATACTGCCATCATCCCAAGGGAATACCAAAACAAAAGCAGTGACATCCTCAACGGCTGCTAAATCTAAACCGCCATAACAAGGCCTCCCTTTTAACTCTTCCAAGTGCACACTGCCCGAGCTCTTCATCCACT